TTGGTTTTCCAAAAGTTTGTACAAGTTCTTGTTCAGAAGTAATATCTACTACGTCTTCTACTGGTCCTTTATATGCAGGCAATGAAATAGCTGCAATGGAAGTAGAAACAGCAGGTATGATATTAGTTAAATCAATTTCTTTAACTTGTACACCTGGAGAAACTAAAAATCCCATGTTTGTGTCTCCTTTTATCAAAATTTATGATAATTATCATAAAAATCTTTTTAGATTTTAATAATATTTATAAAATTAATGTTTCTAAAAACATGTTTTATATGTGATAAGACATATAAATATCTTTATGAGTAATCATCATTATGACAAATATAAAGATACGATTAAAAAAGTTGCGAGAAGAAACTATTATAAACGTGTTCAATGGTTAAATGAGTATCTAATCGGTAAATCATGTAAACCTTGTGGTGAAAGTGAAACAGTATGTCTTAAATTCCACCCACATGATGCGAAAATTAGAAAACTTTCTAAAAGAAAAGGGTTGAATGAATCAAGCAGAGAAGAAATTAATCAATTGTTATCTGAATGTAAAATTGTTTGTTATAATTGTTGGTTAAAAATAGATAATGATTTACTCGAATTTGTATAATTAAAAATCATCAGTTGCTCTTACAACAGGTGTCCACCGGGTTCCAAAATCATCTACCATTTCACCAATATTTTCTTCTTCTAAACCATTTATGACAAACCCAAATGGTAACAAATCACTTTCAAGTTGTTCTGATGATTCTAAACTTATCCTTTTTCTTAAATCAATATCAGTTAGTTCTTTAAAAAATTGTTGAGTAGTACACCATGAGAATAATACACCACACATTACCAAATCATCATTACACCCATCATCTGCCGTATATGAACTTCCATGAATAACAAAAGTTGACATTTCATTTATCAAATCATAATCTTCTGTAATAAGTTTATCTGATTCTATTAATGTTTTAAAATTAGAACAACCAATTTTCTTTACCGATTTTGTTGTTCTTACTCCAAGTTGCGACCTACCAGCTCCACCAAGTCCAGAACCAAGTATCTGCCCAGCACGTCCACGCATCATCGCCATTAACATATTATCATATTCTAAATCAAATTGTAATGCATGTGCGACTTGGTCTCCGATATCATTTACTTCCACAAGTACGAATGCTTGATTATACGCTCTTGCAACATCATATATTTTATTTGGAAACAATAAAGGTTTAATTTCATTATCTCTATATTTTGCAACGACTTTATATGGCAGGTCCGTTATATCAATCATTAGAAATGCAGAATAATCATTTGCGAGTCCTCTTGATACATCTGCAACCAACATGTAAGTATGTCCTTCTTCTGGCATCACATAAACCTGTAATCCAGCATTTGATTTAATCGGGGTTATATATGTAAGTTGTCTTAATTTAGATGGCGATATTAAAGTATTTACAGAACCTAAAAATTCACATTCAAATTCTGTTTGGAATTGTGCTTCTGATGTATTTCGTATCGTTTCTCTTTTCCATTTTTCATTTCTTCCAGGAAGTTCTTTCCAATGAACTTCTATTGGTATGTATGAATTTCTTTTATGTTCCGAATCAACCCACAATTTGTAAAACATATTCATACCTCGTGGGGTTGAAACGATAATTACTTTTGTATTTTTACCAGCAGATATCGTAGGATAAACAGAACTAAAAAATTGTTCTGCGATATTGCTTGGAACATATGCAAACTCATCTAAGAAAATAATATTATAACTACCACCCCTTACTGCACTAGCACTTGTAGCAGCAGCAAGTATTTTTGAACCATTTTCTAATTCAAGAGAACCTTTATTCCATTGTAATACACCTTGTTGCAACCACTTAGGTAAATTTTCATATGCAAGTTGTAATCTTCCAAGAATATCTCTTGCAGTTGCAGCTTTGTTTGCGAGAATAGCAACATTAACAGTTGAATTAAATAAAACATAATATAACAAATAAGATATTATGGTTGTAGATTTTCCAGATTGTCTTGGAAGTTTACAAATAGTAAAACGATTCTTATGAAAAGTCTTAATCATTTTTCTTTGAAACTTATACATCTTGAAAGGTATTAGACCTTCATCAAGAGATATAATTCTAATATAAGTTTCAATAAAATAAAGTGGGTCTTTCATACACTTAGTGTATTCTTCAATAGTTTCTGGTGTCCATCCTATCTTTGTGTTCGCAGCTTTAAGATTCGGATTGTTTAAATAATGTTTACTTGATGTCGCCATTTTTCAGTTGCTCTATATCTTTTTTATTCTCAATAATTTTTTTATCTTGCAACACATCAATCATTTTCTGTAATTTTTTTGCTTTTTCTTCTTCGCTATCTAAATGTAAATCAGGATTAATCACTTTTTCTAATTTTAAATATGCAATTCTTTCGTTTGGAACATATCTCCATATTAAACCACTCTTAGAATATACACTAAATACTGTTTCTCTTGTACCAATCTTTACAATCATTCCTTCTGCACCATCAAGAATAACTTTATCGCCTTCATTAAAAGCAGGATTCCATTTAAATTGTAATCCTTTTGCTAAAGATGTCGCCCAATCTTTAAACATAATCGCAATGATGGCACTAAGTAAAATGCCAACCCATGGCAATAAAAAATTAGTCAGTTCCGCTGTCTGTGTCTCTAGTGTCGGCATCTATAATTCTCCCTTTTCCAGTTAATACTTTTTGTAATTCAGCAGTTGAACCAACAAATAATGCATTGGTTACATTTTTTGGTGCATTATTTGGAACTTCTTTTAATTTCTTCATATCATTTTGAAGTTGCATTAATTTTTCTGTTACTTCAGAAACATTTTTAATTAATTGTCCAGCAACTTCATACGTTCTTGGATGTTCTGATTCTTTTGCAAGAGCAAGAATGCCTTCAATCGCATCTTGTCCTTTTTCAATTAGATTATAAAAATTTTCACGACTATACTTGTAATCAATCTCTTTTTCATCATCGCCTTCTGGTCGGGGAATAACTTTCTTTTCTTCTTTTTTTATATCCCCAACAATATTCAATGCTTCATTTATTTTTTCATCAATACTCATAATACTACTCTACAAAAGTATTTATTCGTCAGAACCTGTAGTTGGATTATAATCTTTTGCATCTTGATAAAAAGATGTTGTTTCATTAAATCCAAAATCATCATCTGCATCTGCAGATGATGGGACAGGTGTAACTGTATATCTCTGTTCTCTTGTAGGAGATTTATCAGGCATGTCTACATATTGGTCAACTTGCACAGTTTTAATAACGCTTGTTGAAGTAACTGGTCCGTATAGATAAAATTTTAATGTGAAAGCAAGATTATATAATATAGAACGTCTTGAAGCATAATCGCCTTCATAACTATCTTCATAAGTAATACCATTTAATATAATAGGAATATCTCTTTTGGAATTCATTGCAACATTATCATTGATTGTTACAGTATAGTCTGGTTGAAAGTATGGAAGTATCTGTTCTAATATTTGTAATCCATCATCACTATTCTTTGACATGATGTTTAATGCGAATTCCAAATTATAAGGAACGGGCATATATTGAGTTTCTAATCGTTTATCACTACCACTTTTAATTTTTTTGAATTTCTGAACACGATTTAATTTTCGTGTGGGGTCATAAGTCAATCCAGTTATTTCAAAACCAATACGAGGCAAAGTTATTGAAACTTTATTATCTAAAGTTGCATCCAGTCTAAGTCTTGCAAGAAATTTTTGTTTTGGACCGTATGCAAGTGGGACTTTCATACTTTGTGTAATTACACCAGCGTTGTTCTTACGAACCAACTGAATATCATTAAACATACTTCCAAAAGCTACTACTAACTTTCTAATTGTTTCGTGATAAAATTGTGATTGTCCTAACATAATTTATAACTCCTATAATCCACCTTCTGAGAATGGATTTGATTCAGAAAAATCAAAAATAGTATCATCAAGTACATTAAGATATTCATTTTGTGCTTTATAGTCTGAACTTTGGTCTCCTACCACATAATCCTCTTTAACTATATAGTGTTTTGTTCCTAGTAAATCTTTTATTTTTGCTGTGGTTTGACTGGTTTGTCCAGTAAAAGTTTCACCATCTGTAAATTCTGTTGAAGTAATTAAAGTATATGCCATTGGGTCTAATATATCTAATACATATCCAATAGCGCCAGAACTTGCACCGACAATTCTTTCGCCAACTATAAATGATAAACCAAAA